TCAACTATAGGAGAAGCTCCAGTGAACTCATTAACTGGAAGTTTACCTACAGATGCTTCAATGGCTAAAAATATTTTAGATGAAGTAAATAGAGAAGTACAATCAAGTGGGTGGAAATTTAACACATCATACAAAGCAACACTTTCAAGAAATACAGATAACAAAATTCCAGTTGCTAATGATACAATGTTAATAGAATTTAATCCTTTATTAGAAAGTAAAGCATCTTATGACCCAATCATAAGAGGAAACTTTTTATTTAATTTAGCTACAGAAAGTTTTGTCTTTGATAAAAATTTTGACAATGTGACTATTGTATCTTTATTAGATTTCGAAAATATTCCAGAACAAGCTCGAAGATATGTGACTATAAGAGCATCAAGAATATTTCATGACAGAACATTAGGTGCCAATGCTTTACATAGATTTAGTCAGCAAGATGAATTAGTTGCTTTATCTATTCTTAAACAAGCAGAAGCTTCAGTAGCAGACCATAATATATTTAATAGCTACGACCAAATGACAACAGTTGCAAGAAGCAGGTCATATAAATTAATTGATTAAGGAGGACACAACATGGATTTAATTAAAAGAAAAATGATGCACTATTGGTCAGACCATAAAGTTGCAGTCATAGTAGTTGCTATAGCTTTAGCAGTTGCAATTATAGTGTAATACAAATGCCTTTAATAACTAGAAGTATACCCAATTTGATTGGGGGTGTGTCACAACAACCAGAAATATTAAGATTAGAAAATCAAGCGACAGCTCAAGTAAATGGTTTTTCTGGTGTTGTAGAAGGTCTTAAAAAAAGACCATCAACTAAACACATAGCTAAAATTTCTAGTTCAACATTATCAAACGCTTTTATTCATACAATCAATAGGGATGCCTCTGAACGATATATTGTGGTTATTACTAATGGTAGTGTTGTTGTTTATGATGTTTTGGGAAATTCTAAAACAGTTGTAAATCAATCAAATGCTACAAACTATTTAAACTCTAGTAATCCAAGAGCCGAATTTAAGGCTTTAACAGTTAATGATTACACCTACATTTTAAATACTAATAAAACTGTAGCTATGGACAGCTCAACAACAAGTCCAGCAAAAGTAGAGCAAGCTGTTTATTCAGTGACACAAGGTATTGGAAGTTCAACAACTTCTTCTCCATATTCAATAACAATTGATGGAAGCACATATACTTATAATTCAGCTACCACAGATACTAAAACTATTAGGGATGGAGTAAAAAGTGCAGTTGGAAGTCCAGCTAATATTACCTTAACAAATATTGGAGACAGTAGTTTTTCAATAGTTAAATCTTCTGGAACACTTTCTGTTTCAGCTTCAGATGGTTATGGTAATCAAGCTTCTCAAGCTATCAAAGACACAGTACAAAATTTTTCTGATTTACCAGCAGTAGCTCCAAACAATATGGTTGTAGAAGTACAAGGCGATGCTTCAAATAGTTTTGATAATTATTATGTAATTTATAAAACATCTACAAATGTTTGGGAAGAAACAGTTGCGCCTGGTTTAGAAATTAAATTAGACCCAGATACAATGCCTCATGTTCTTATCAGAACAGCAGATGGTAATTTTAGATTTACTCAAGTAGATGGTTCTTCTTATACAATATCTTCTACTTCTTATGATGTACCTTCATGGGGAAATAGAATTGTAGGTGATATAGATAGTTCACCAAATCCAAGTTTCGTAGGTACAAAGATTAATGATATTTATTTTCATAGAAACAGATTAGGTTTTCTTGCAGATGAAAATGTAATTTTATCTAGGTCTGGAGAAGTATTCGAATTTTTTAATGAGACTGTCACAGATAGTCTTGATACAGACCCAATTGATATAAATGTTGCTCACACAAAAGTTTCAATATTAAAGCATGCAGTTGCTTTTGATGAGAAGCTTTTATTATTTAGTGACCAAACACAATTTATTTTAACTGGTGGTGCAAGTTTAACTCCAGGAAATGTTTCTGTTAATGTCACAACTGAATATGAAACACTAGATAGTGTTCAACCTAAAGGTTCTGGTAATAATGTATTCTTTGCATTTAACAAAGGTCAGTTTACTGGTGTTAGAGAAATGTATGTTGAAAGCGATGGTGAAACAAACCAGGGTGAAGACATTACAGCTAACATACCTAAATATATTCCTTCAGATGTTTTTAAATTTGCAATTGCTTCTAATGAAAACATATTAGTTTCATTAAGTAGTAAGTCTGGAGAAGTAAATAGCTTGTATGTTTATCAATGGTTTTTTTCTCAAGGAAGAAGATTACAAAGTTCTTGGCACAAATGGACTGTTGGAGCTTCAGCTAGTACAACAATATTAAATATAGATTTTATAGGAACGACTTTATATTGTGTAATACAAAGGTCAGATGGTGTTTACATTGAAACACTAGATTGTTCACCAGCTTCTACAGATGTAGGTGAAACCTATCTAACTCATTTAGACAGAAAGCTTGATAATACACAAATAACTGAAAGTTATAATGCAGGCACAAATGTCACTACAATAACTCTGCCATACGCAATTGATGCCACTATGAAGCTAGTAGGTAAAAGTGGAGCATCAAATAAAGCAGGAAGAGATATAACTTTAGCTTCTCAAACAGGAACAACACTTACTGTTTCTGGAGATATTACAGGATTTAATTATTTTATTGGTGAGCAGTATGAATTTTCTTATACATTCTCACAACAATACTTGGCTTTAGGTACAAACACTCAAGGCTCAAGAACAAGAATTAGAGAAGGTAGACTACAAATAAGAAACTGGACTGTATCATTTAATGACACAGGATTTTTTCAATCAGAAGTCACTCCAGTTGGAAGGTCTACATCAAGTTCTACATTTACAGGTACAATTGTAGGAACAGGACTTGCAGGTACAGTTAATCTTGAGGATGGAGATTTTACTTTCGCAGTACAAAGTAGAAATGAAAATTTAACTATTGAATTAAAAAACAATAGTCATTTACCATGCAACTTTGTAAATGCAGAGTGGGAAGGATATTATGTTTCTCAAGCATCCAACTCATAAACCTCATTTAAGATTAGCAAGTGAAAATGATTGTATATATTTATCTGAAAATTTAAGAGAAGAAGATAAACAAGAAATAAAAGCAGTCACAGGTTTACCACCATTACTTTCATTATTGTGTGGACTTAAATTAAGTGCAGTACCTTTAGTGATATGTGATGCTGATAGTAAACCAGTTGCTATGTTAGGTGTCGTACCAAATGGATTAATAGGATTTATTTGGATGGTCGGTACCGATGATTTAAAAAAAATTAGTTTATCATTTTTAAGAAACTCAAAAGATGTTTGTGATGTTCTTAAAGGTAAACATCAAATTCTACATAACTATGTAGATAAAAGGAATAAGCTCCATATTAATTGGTTGAAGTGGATGGGTTTTACCATCTTAAAAGAAACCACTTATGGAATTGAAAATAGAAAATTTTATGAATTTGTTAAAATATAATGTGTAATCCAACTTTAATAGTCGCTGGCGCATCTGCTGTGTTGCAGTACCAAGTACAAACTGCACAACAGAAGGCCATTAAACAACAGCAAGAACGACAAAACGAAATAGCGTTAAGAAATAGAGACGCTAAAATTACATCTTCTCAAAGACAGTTAATAGAAAAAACAAAAGCAAGACTAACTAAAATTGGTGATGCAGAAAAGATTTCAAGAAAGAAAAGGTCTATATTTAAAACTAATAGAGAAAACTTTACAGGTAATACATACGATAGTTTATTAGCAAACTATTATGATACTGAAGGTACATACAGAAATAGAATTTTAGGTAATATTGAAAGAAGTAAATTTAATTATTTACAAGGAACATTACCAGCAATTGATAATCAATATTTGTCACAAAGTACAATGGTCTCACCAGTGACTAGAGGATACAACGCTATGTCATCTTCGTTATCATTCGCTTCTACATATTACGATTACAAAGCAAAACAAAATAGATATGGAACTAATACTGAAAAATATGCGTATGAAGATTTCAATTTTGATGAATATGAAGAGGATAGATTATAATGGCTAAAAGAGACCCAAGCGCAGAGTTCAATCAAATGCCAGAAATGACTATTGAAACTCTTGATTACAATATGTTTTATAAGCCAGAGAAGGCATCTGTAAGCGATGGTTTAGTGTCATTATCTAAATCATTATCTAGTATAGTTCCTTCACTTACTAACTATGCAATCACTGAAGAAATTAAACTTTCTGAAAAAGAAAAAAATAAAGCAATAGCAGATTATAATTCTAATAAACAAGCTTTTGCACAATTAGTTAAAGGTGGAAAAATTCCAGAAGGTGCTAATCCACATTATTTTAATAAAATGATGGAATTAGATTTAACTAATAAAGCTAGAAAATTTAAAAATGAATTTGATAATTTTGCTTCAGAAAACAGAATTGAAGAAAATTTAACACCAGATGCCTGGAACGAACTTTACGAAACTAAATTGAAAGAATTTTTTGAAAGAGAAAAAATTGGTAATTATGACCAAGTAGCTCAAGCTAAAGCTTTCTTTAATGAAACTTCTGCTTTCAGAAATGAGAGAGAACAACAGCACATGGCTTCAAGAATGGCTTTCATTAAAAAGAATACACAAAATAATGCTATAAGAAATTACTCTGGATTATTCATAGAAGCTCAAAGTGATGGGCTAGATATGGATAGTTTATTTACAAAAATAAAAAATGAAACTGGTTCTTTTATAGAATTAGGAACAGCTCCAGAAAGAGCAAATGATTTATTTCTTGCAGGATTTAATAAATATTTAGATGTTATTAATGACCAAGAAGGATTTGATTATGCAAGACAAGTATTAGATGGATTTTCAAATTTAAAATTAGGCACAGGTTTCTTTGCTGGCGAAAAAGGTGGAAGAAGAAATGAAACTATTAGAGCAGAATTAATAGACACACTTAATGCAAAAGAATTAGAATTTTTAGAAGGAAGTAAAAAATCATTTAATGTCAAAGAAGATATTAAAAAACAAAATTTAGGAGTAGAATTTTTTAATTCATTTAATCAAGAAGATTTTGATTTAAGCACTTTCTTAAACCAGAAAGTTGAAGATGATAATGGTGAGTTAAAGTACAAATTTTCTAATAAAGATAAATTTTATATTAGAGGACTTAATGAAGCATTAAATAAATCTGTAGTAGTCACATCAAGTGACAGAGGTGCACTAGAAGATTTAATGATGTTAGAAGACAACAATCCTTATTTAGTAAAACAAAAAGCTTTAGAATTGGCTAGGGATGGAAAATTAACTAATGCTGATTTTAAATTTTATTTTAATTCTACAAATAGAAAACAAATATCAACTAGAAATGAATTTTTTGTTTTAAGCACACCTTATCAAAAATACACAGAATTATTTAAAAACAAAGATATAGCTAGTATTCCAGGCTTTGCTATGGAACTTCCATTACTTCGAGGTAAATTTGAAGAAGACATGGTGGCTTGGCATAGAGAAAATTCAACAGACACAAAATTTGAAAACAAACCTTACGAATATCAAAAAGCATTTAATGCGCAGGTTAAATTATTGATGGGAGATATATTAGCAGACAGTCAATTTATTC